ACCAACTGACTCGGCAGACTTACTCCAAGATGGGGCAACAAATTTAGTTAGGAGACAATAATGGCTAAATCAACTTTTTCAGGTCCAGTCAAATCTTTGGCGGGATTTATTTCAGCAGGTACTAATTCAGTTGTTAGTTTAACAGCAGATACAACCATAACAGTAGACGATCACGCAGGAAAACTTTTGTTGTGTAATGATGCAGACGGTGCATTTACTTTACCTTCAATTGTTTCAACAACACCTAGCGATCCTACAGATCCAAATCAAACTAACAACTTAGGTGCTACTTTTACATTTTTAGTTATTACAGCAGCAACTGGTATGACTATTATTACAGATGGTACAGATAAGTATGTTGGTGGTTTATACACAGGTGTAAATAACGCAACAGGTAAAACTTTTATTTCAGGTGCTGCTAACGATATCATCACTTTGAATGGTACAACTCAAGGTGGTCTAGCGGGAAGTGTAATTAAGGTACACGCTGCAGATACTGCTAAATACGTTGTAGAAGGAATTACTTTAGGTTCAGGAACTTTAGTAACACCATTCTCTGGTTCTTAATTTTAGGAGTTTAATATGGCAGACGCAGTAACTTCAACAACTCTGTCAGATAGTGATAGGTCAGTTGTTATTCAGCTGACCAACACATCCGATGGAACTGGCGAGGCAGCAGTAAATAAGGTTGATGTAAGTGGTTTAGCAGCAAGAACTAGTGATGGTAAAGCATGTACTGGTGTAAGGTTAGCTAAAATTGTTTATTCAACTTTTGGGATGAGTGTCAAACTTTTGTGGGACGCTACTACTAATACTATCTGTTGGGATCTAAACTCAGATTATACAACTGACGAAGATTTTACAGAATTTGGTGGTATAAGAAACACTGCTGCATCAGGTGGAAAAACAGGAGATATACTACTAACAACTACAGGTGCCTCAAGTGGCGACTCGTACGTTATAGTACTAACTCTATTTAAAGAGTTTTAAGTAAATGGCTTTTTCAGGCACTAAAACTTTTGCCTTAGATATAGCTGATACTATAGAAGAGGCTTACGAACTAGCAGGACTAGAACAACGTACAGGGTACGATGCTAGAACTGCTAGACGTTCTTTAAACATCATGTTTGCAGACTGGGCAAACAGAGGTGTTAATCTTTGGACTATAGAAGAAGTTTCTTTAGATTTAGTCCAAGGCACTAATCAATACACTATGAACGCATATGATATTGATATACTTTCTGCTGTTATACGAGACAGCAGCACTAGTCCTTCAACAGATATTGAAATAGACAGAATAGGTAGGCAAGAATTTTTAAATATTCCTAATAAAACTACTCAAGCTAGACCTACACAATATTTTGTAGACAGACAAATCACACCAGTTATAAATATATGGCCAACACCAGACAGTGCTAACTACAAGTTAGTTTCTTATAGAATACAACGTATTGATGATGTAAATACATCGGCTGAGAATCCTGAAGTACCTTCAAGATTCATACCTTGTATGGTCAGTGGTTTGGCTTACTATATAGCATTAAAAAAGAATCCTCAAAAAGCAGGAATATTAAAACAACAATACGAACAAGATTTTAAATTAGCAGCAGACGAGGATAGAAATAGGGCTTCACTTATGTTGACGCCTTCTAGGAGATTCTACTAATGGCTTACGCTCAGGGTAAATACGCAAGAGCGATATGCGACCGATGTGGTTTTGATGTACCTTATCTTGACTTAAGAAAAGAATGGACTGGATTTAAAGTTTGTGGTGAATGTTACGAACCTAAATCACCTCAACTAGAACCTTCTCATCATATAACCGACCCCGAGTCACTTTATCAGCCACGACCAACTAACCCAGCTCCTACCACAGGACAAGGTTACGTTATAGTTTCTAACCCTAAAGATTCAGCAGGCATAAGTTCCCCTATCATGTGGGCACAAAATAGTGATACAATAGGTTCAATGTATAACATGCCTAAATTAACAGCAAGCGTAGGTACAGTAACAGTAGGTACATCATGAGTTTTACACTAGCTACTTTAAAATCAGCCATACAAGATTACCAAGAAAGCACGGAAACTAGTTTTGTAAGTAATCTAGATAATTTTATTAAAACTGCAGAAGAACGTATTTTGAAAAATGTACAGCTTGATGATTTTAAAAAGAATCAGACAGGCACAGTAACTAATGGAAATACATACCTTACCATGCCTAGTGATTATTTAGCACCTTTTAGTTTAGCTGTCATTGATTCTAGTAGTAATTATAATTTCTTACTATTAAAACAAGTTTCTTTTATACGAGATTTCACACCAAATTCTTCAACCACAGGGCTACCTAAATATTACGCAGAATTTGATGAAGACTCTTTTATATTAGCTCCCACACCTGATTCTGGGTACACAGTGGAGCTCCATTACTATCATAGACCAGCATCTTTGACTAGTACAAGTGGATCTGCAACCACATGGTTGTCTAAACATGCACCTAATGCTATCTTATATGGTAGCTTAGTAGAAGCATGCACGTATCTCAAAAATTACGAAGCAATACCAGTATATGAATCGAAGTTTCAGGAGGCTTTGCTAGGATTAAAAAATCTTGGAGAAGCTAAATCAACTAGAGACCATTACAGGTACGATGAGATACGGAGAGAACCACAAGCATGAGAATAAAAGAACTCGAAGGCAAGAACATTGCCATAGTTGCTATGGGAGAGAGTCAACTAGATTTTCACCTTAGTTTAGTACATTCAAAAACATACGATGAGGTTTGGGGAATAAATTGTATGGGAGCGATAACTAAATGTGATAGAGTATTTATGTTAGACCCTGTAAGTAGATTTATGGACACAGATGATGCAGGAACCCAGACAGACATTATGAGACGTTGGTTACCTGTGGCTGATACACCTATATACACCTGTGAACTCGATGAAAGGTGTCCTTCAGCAGTCCTTTACCCACTAGAAGAAGTTGCACAAGAAGCAGATTGTGCTTACTTAAATAACACCGTGCCTTTTGCTTTTGCTTTTGCTTTATACAATAAAGTAGCAAGTATAAATTTATTTGGAATTGATTTTAGTTACAGAGGTAATTTACATTTTGCAGAAGCAGGAAAAGCTTGTTGTGAGTTCTGGTTAGCTAAATGTATAGAGAGAGGAATGATAGTAAACGTTGCCGCAAGATCTGGCTTATTAGATACAGATGTACCTATTGACTCAAGAGTATATGGGTATCATAGACTTGACGACCCTGATATTTTAGTTGTCGATGATGAAGGAACTTACAGACAAATTAAACTTTCTAAGTACAATAAACTTTTACATGAAGAACAAATGAACAGCATCACCGAAGTTCGAACTGTGATGGATCATCCACCAGAAGCTAAAAGGTATTAATATGATAGAAGACACAGTTATGGGAAACCTTGGTTTGATTTCTGTAGCAACAGAAAATAATAAAGGTCACGACCCAGAGTTTTGGGCAGAACAGTGCACAGATAGGATATGTGGCATAAGTGAAAACGCTGCACCACATATTAGACAACAAGCAGAGGCATATAGACTAGCTATTTACAACACAATACTTTATTATATAAAGCAGGCAATCAATAGTGAACGGTGCACAATACATAATCTATTATTAGCACAAGGACACGAAGATTTAGCTAAGATTTTTAAGGAACTTTAATATGGCAATTACATCTACACTAACTACTAGCTTCAAAAAAGAGCTACTAGAAGCAAAACATAATTTTCTAGCTTCTGGCGGCAACTCTTTTAAGTTAGCTTTATACACAAGTTCAGCAACTTTAGGTGCTACCACAACAGCTTTTACCACAACAGGTCAAGCAACTGGTACTAACTATACTTCTGGAGGAGCAGCATTAACTAATGTTAATCCAACAAGTTCAGGTACCACAGGGTTTACTGATTTTGCGAATTTAACTTTTGGCACAGCTACCATCACTGCCAGAGGTTGTATGATCTATAACGACACTAACTCTGATAG